AATAGCAAATACACTTACTTTAATGGCGTAACAATAGAAACGCTTAAAAGTATATCACAGAATAACTTGTTTAAGGAATTTGATTTAGATAACATAAACCCTGCGTATGACTGCGCTTGTACTACTTAACTATGGCTAACTTTATCCACCCTACTGCTATTATAGGCGATAACGTAATTATCGGAGACGGCAACTATATCGGAGCTTATTGTATTATCGGAGACAAAGCCGAGCATAAGAAGTTCTGGCAAAAAGAAAAAGGCAAAGTTTACATTGGCGATAACAATGTTATTACAGGACTTGTAACAATAGATGCCGGAACTGAAATAGATACCTTTATCGGCAATAATTGTTTCATAATGAAACACGCACACATCGGACACGATTGTAATATTTTAGACAATGTTACTATAAGCTGCGGAGCTAAAATAGGTGGACATTCTATAATTGAAGAAGGAAGCAATATAGGACTTAACGCAGTTCTGCATCAGTTTGCACACGTTGGCGCAAATTGTATGATAGGAGCAAGTGCCTTCTTAAAAGGCGAAGCAAAAGCAAATACTAAATATGCAGGAGTTCCGGCAAGGGAAATCGGCTCAAATATAAGATAATGAATGCAATAATCTACTTAAACTATAAAGATGTAAACATAAATACATTGTTTCATAATATTAAAAATGCAGGTAAGCATATAGATTTTATTAGCATAATTAATGAAACAGGTATATCTTATGCAATTAACAAAGGGTTAAGGCATTTTAACTATGACTATATTGACTATGTTACTATAATGGGTAATGATATTTTAGAACCTGATAATTGGTTGCAAATTAGAAATGACTTTTTACAAGACAAAACTATTGGTATTTGTTCTATTCCTTTAAATAGTATGAGTAATGACACGTCTGATTTAATTGGCAACCTTACTATAACAAAAGAAACTATAAAAAAAATTGGCGCATTTAATCAAGAACTTGACCCATACGGAGCAATAGATTTAGATTATTGTACAAGATGCAGGGCAGCAGGTTTGCATACAAAATACATTAAAGAATATATCGCAAATCATATTGAGCAAAATAGCATTGATGCTTATGGTTACAATAAAAATGAATTAGTACAAAAGACATGGAGTTTGCATAGCAATAATGTATCTGGTTATACTAATGGCAATAAAACATATTATATAAACTTATGAAAATACTTTGTATAACTTCTGCTAACTCGGGTGTTGGGTTTCACAGGATAATGATGCCAATAGTACACATGGAAAAAGAGTACGCACTTATTACTGACGTACTTAATGACGAGTTATTAGAGCAGGGGTGGGATATAGTTCTAATGAACAGAATGCTCAACGAGATAGATGCAAAGCAAATGGAGGCTTGGCGCACTAAGTACGGCTTTAAGTTGGTAGTAGATAACGACGATTACTGGGAACTTAGCGAAAGCCATTTATTGTATTCAAGATATAAGATTAACAATATACCTAAACTGATTACTGACTATTTAGAAGTTGCAGACCTCTGCACCTGCACCCACGAAAGATTAGCAGCAGAGATAAGTACATACAGTAAAAACGTTCACATATTACCAAACGCTTTACCTTACGGAGACGAGCAATTTAGAGATGAGAAGCTAGATAGCGACAAGGTTCGGTTATTCTGGTCAGGCAGCGGAACACACGAACGAGACCTTGATTTAATTAGACACCCTTTTAAAAGGTTGCAAGGTATGAATATAAGAACTGTAATAGCCGGGTATAACGATGGCGAGAAGCCGGTATGGGATAAAATGATAGACGCGTTTACTTGTGGACTAAAACTTAACCCCACGATATATAACTATGCAAAGGTTACAGAATACATGGGAGCTTACACAGATAGTGATATTTCAATAGTTCCTCTGGTAGATAACAAGTTCAATGCTATGAAGTCAAATCTTAAAGTATTAGAAACGGCTGCCAAAAAGAACCCTGCCATTGTTAGCTATGTCAATCCGTACTTAGATATGCCGGTTCACTATGTTAAAAGCCAAAAGGATTGGTATAAGCATATCAAAGATTTAGTTAATGATGAGCAGATGCGAAAGGAAAGCGGAGATAAACTATTTGAGTTCTGCAAAAAGAAGTATAACTTTGGAGAGATAAATTTAGACAGAAAGTATATTTATAGTAAACTATGCCAGTAACACAATGCAGTTCAGGAAAATGGAAAATCGGACAAGGTGGGTGCGTGTACGAAACCGAAGAGAAAGCTATGCAAGTTTGGAAGGCTATCCTGGCAGGTGGCAAGTTCGCTGATAGCTATACCGACTACCCAGAGAGTGCAACTAATAACGCAAAGAGGGCAATAGAATGGGCAGAGAAAAATGGTTGGGGTTCTTGTCTTGAAGCAACCGGCAAAGCAAGAGCAAGACAATTAGCTAATAGAGAACCTATAAGTAGAGACACTATTGCTCGTATGGCTTCATTCAAAAGACATCAGCAGCATAAAGATGTACCATATAGCGAAGGTTGTGGCGGTATTGCTTGGGACGCTTGGGGTGGCACTTCTGGTGTTGAGTGGGCAATTAACAAACTAAAAGAGATAGACAAAAAATAATTTTCATAGTTAAATTTTTAATTATTAATCAACGGAAAATTTAATGGGGAAGCTATGAAAAAACACACGCAGATATATTTGCAGGGGATGGGGTATAAAACAACTGACTTCATTCCCTGTGAAGTGTGTGGCTCACAAGCGGTAGATATACATCATATTGAAGCGAGGGGAATGGGTGGAAGCAAAAAGGCAGACACGATTGAAAACCTAATGGGATTGTGTAGGAAATGCCACATAGAATACGGAGACAAAAAACAATATAAAGAGTTTTTAAAAGACATACACACAAAGAATTATGGCAAAGATTAAAGAGAACAATAATAAAATTAGCTTTGGCAAACGCAAAAGAGGCTCTGCAAAGAAGTCCTTTAATAAGCATAACCCAAGACCGAAAGCATATGTAGGTCAAGGCAGATGAGAAAGCTAACTGCTATATGGCTGCTCCTTACACATAAGGCTTACTTCGTTGCAGTATGCAAGACAGGTATGAATGGAGATGATATGACAACCATAGGCAACTACACCTATGCAATGGCAGAAACTTTAATCAATAAGCACATAGCAGACGTAGACACTTTTTTAGACCAGGAAGACGCAATAGACGAAGCAAACGATATAATCAACGGAATACTATGATACAAAACGTACCAATCAACACAGTAAAAGCAAACCCGAACAACCCCAGGATAATCAAAGACGATAAGTTTGCAAAGCTCGTAAAGTCAATTAACGAGTTCCCTCAGATGCTAAAACTTAGACCTATTGTTGTAAATGACGATATGGTTGTACTTGGTGGCAATATGAGATTAAAGGCTTGTAAGGAAGCCGGACTTAAAGAGATACCAATTATTAAGGCAAGTGAATTAACCGAGCAGCAACAAAAGGAGTTTATAGTTAAAGACAACGTAGGCTATGGCGAATGGGATTGGGATGACCTCGCTAACAATTGGGATGTAGATGAGTTAACCGATTGGGGTTTAGATATTCCAGGATTTGTTAACGAGGAAACAATACCAGAAGTTGAAGAGGATGACTTTGATGTTCCAGAAGGTGGCATTGAAACAGATATAGTTTCAGGAGACCTATTCGAAATCGGACAACATAAATTACTATGTGGAAGTTCAACAGAAACAGATACTTGGCAAAGATTGTTTGAGAAAGAATTATGTGATATGGTTATGACAGACCCACCTTACAATGTAAACTATGAAGGCGGTACAGGTTTAAAGATTATGAATGACCAAATGACAAATGACTCCTTTTATCAATTTTTATATGATTTTTATACCGCATTAGGAAGTTATACAAAACCAGGTGGTGCTTGGTATGTATGGCATGCAGATAGCGAAGGAGCAAATTTTAGACAAGCATATAAGGACTCAGGATTATTATTAAAGCAATGCTTGATATGGGTTAAGAACGCATTGGTAATGGGTAGACAGGATTATCACTGGAAACACGAGCCTTGCCTATATGGTTGGAAAGAAGGAGCAGCACATTACTTTACAGACGATAGAACCAAGACAACTGTTATTGAAGATGTTGTAGATTACAGAAAACTAAACAAAAAAGAATTGCTTGATTTAGTTAAAGAGATGACATCGGACAAACAAAAGACAACAATAATACATTGCGATAAGCCTTCTAAAAATGATGTTCATCCTACAATGAAGCCAATCAAACTATTAGCACCATTGATTGAGAATTCATCTAAAATAGGAGAATTGGTAGCAGACGGCTTTCTTGGTTCAGGTTCAACTATGGTAGCAGCACATCAACTCAAAAGAAGATGTTACGGCACAGAACTTGACCCTAAGTACTGTCAGGTTATAGTAGACCGAATGATTAACCTTGACCCGACATTAGTTATTAAAAGGAATGGTCAACCTTATGTTAAAACAGAAGCGTAACAGAATGAGCAAAGAACATTTAATACCATACAAACCAGGACAATCCGGAAACCCAAATGGCAGACCTCGTAAGTATGTAAGCCTACTCAAAGAGCAAGGATATAAACTTGCTGAGATAAACGATACTATCCAAGCTATGATGTCAATGGACTTAGAGGAACTTAAAACAGTATGGGATAACCCAAAGGCAACGATACTTGAAAAGACGATTGCAGCAGCTATGCGTAAGAGCTTAGAGAAAGGCAGCCTTTATAGTTTAGAAACTTTGCTTACTCGTGTTTATGGTAAGCCGAAAGAACAAATGGACATACAAACAGATAACAGAATAGAGATAGTATTTGTAGACGGCAAGACAATTCTTTAATGCGGATAGAACTACCTAACGGACATATAAATCAAAAGAAGATACTTGACTGCGAAGCCAGGTACATTGTTGTTATGTGCGGTAGAAGGTTCGGCAAATCGGAGTTAAGCCAAATCAAATGTATTACAACCGCAATCAAAGGCGGTCAGGTTGCTTACATAACTCCTACCTATAAACTAGCAAAGGTATTCTTTGAGAAGCTATGCAATAGCCTTCCCTTCCCTAATAACAAATCGGACTTAAATATCAGCTTCCCGAATGGTGGCAAAGTGGAGTTCTTTACAGGGGAACGCTTGGATAACCTGAGAGGGCGCAAGTTCAACCTGGTAATAGTAGACGAGGCTTCCTTTATACCTAACTTAGAAGACGGGTGGCTAAATTCAATAAGACCTACCTTAACGGACTTTAAGGGTAAAGCTATATTCCTTAGCACCCCAAAAGGCAAGAATTACTTTTTTAGTTTATTTAGCAAAGCCGAACCGGATTGGCAAAGCTTTAAGTTTACGACATACGATAACCCTTACATAGACCCACAAGAAATAGACGATGCCCGTAGGCAACTTCCAGAGGTTGTATTCGAGCAGGAGTATATGGCAAACCCTGCCGAGAACGCAGCAAACCCATTTGGCAGCCAACACATACGCAAGTGCATACACCCAGTAACAACAATGCCGATTGTAGCTTATGGGATTGACCTTGCGAAGTCGGTCGATTGGACTGTTATCATAGGTTTAGACGAAGACGGGAATGTAGCCTATTTTGACCGCTTTCAAATGGATTGGCATAATACCAAGCAAACTATCCTTAGGCTGCCTAAATGCCCTATCCTTGTCGATTCTACGGGGGTTGGCGACCCTATCCTCGAGGACCTACAAAGAGAAGGGGTAATGATACAAGGTTTAAAGTTTACAAGTTCAAGTAAGCAGCAACTTATGGAAGGCTTACAGGCTGCGATACATCAAGGTAAGATAGGCTATCCTGAGGGAATAATAAGCCAGGAATTAGAAGTATTTGAGTATATGTACACGGCAACGGGGGTAAAGTACTCCGCACCTTCAGGCTTCCACGATGATGCCGTAATGGCTTTGGCTTTGGCTTGGCAGAACTTCAGCCTTAAACGTGGCACAGGTAGGTATGCCTTCCTATAATTGCAACAAGGTTACAAAAATAAATTTAAGAAATATTTGGTGGATTGTGAAAAACTTGTATATTTGGTTATTATTTAATCAAAACACAAACACAATGAAAAAAGAAACCGCACAATTATTAGCCGTATTTTTAGTAGCTTGTTACCTTATTGGACAATTACAAGACATCTACTCAAAATGATCTATGCTATCTGCCTTCTGCTAATTGCAACAGGTTTTGTAATGGCAGCCTTAACTGACTACACAATTAAAAACTATGACCCAAAGCACAAAAGAATATATAGACAAATATTACGCAAGTGAGCCGATTAGTATTATGATGTCTAATATAGATGCGACCTATCTGGAAATACTAACATATTGCAACGAGCAGGGTTATGAACCTGCAAAGCGTAAATTAAAAAGACCAGAACATAAGTCAGAAATTGGCTTTTTTGACATAGATAATTACAAACCCGAAACAATATGAGTTTTTATTTTGATGATGATGGATATTTTGGTATTCCAAGAATATCAGTTAATAGAACAGAACCATATAAACTACAAATAAACAAACCAATGGAACTACAACAAATCTTCGAAACAACAAAAGAACAAAGGACTGAGTTTACCTATCAATTAATTGAACGCTTAAACGCAGGGGAACTTGACCCGTTAAAAACACATCTCCAGGTTAAAGCCTTAGAGGATATGCTCGAAACCCTAAAAGCAAACAAGGACTATAAAGATGCCGTATTACAAGCAGCCGTATTAAACGGCAAGGACTTCGAGTATATGAGTGCAAAGTTTAACATTAGAGAAGTAGGCGTTAAGTATGACTTTAGCAAATGTGAAAGTCCTGCTTACGAGGAGATTATGAACGAGTACAATAGCGCAGCTAAAGCCAAAAAGGATATGGAAGAGTTCCTTAAAAAAGTTCCGCATCAAGGACTTGATATTATTAACGGAGTTACGGGAGAGGTTACAAGAGTTTACCCACCTGCCAAGAGTAGCACAACAAGTGTAGCCGTATCCTTAAAGTAATTAAAATATTGTACTTCTTTGCAATTTGCTTACCTTTGGCAGCGTTATGCTACATAGGTGGGCATCTTGCTTATGAGATAATGCTAAAACTTCGGAAATGACACCACAAGAAAAGGCTGAAGAAATATTTAATAAATACGCAAATGCAATATATCAAAGAGCATTAACTGTAATGCAATATGAAATATGTAAACAATGCGCCTTAATAACAGTAGACGAAATAATTGCTTCTAACCCGATTGCTTTTGACGAAGATGATAACTGCATATAAAAACAATGGTGGCAAGAAGTTAAAACAGAAATAGAAAAATTATGAGTTGGAACGAATTAACAGTTTGGCAGTACCAACAAATCTATCCGATAGTTACAAAGCCTGAGAAGGATTGGACTACCTTAGACGTTGAAAGTAAGCTTGTAGGTATTTTGCATAACCTTACGGACACGCAAGTGGATAGCTTAAGCGTAGGGGAGTTTAACAAATTAAAGGTAACCTTAGCCTTTTTAGACGATAAGATAGAAGGTAAGCCGGTTAAATACACCGAAGTAAATGGCAAACGTTACAAGTTTATTTATGATGTGCAGCAGATCAAAGCAGCCAGATACATCGAGACAAAAGTATTCAGCACCGATTTAGTAGGTAACCTACACAAGTTAGCAGCCTCAATGGTTATGCCACAACGCAAAACCTGGTTTGGCAAATGGGTAGATG